GCCCAGTACGCAGCAGACATCTTACCCTTGGCGATGTTCTTAGCGTGACGAGCTTTGAAGGATTTACGACGAGCCTTTTGCTTGGCTGTCTTGGGATTGGCACCTGCACCACTCACGCCCTGCTGACCATAGCGTATTGTCTTCACATTATCGCCTTCCTTGGCGACCACAACATGAGATTTGGTGGGGTGCTTTGGGGTTCTCTTGGGCTTGTTGTAGCCAGAGACTCCGATTCGGGATAGTAGACTAGATTTCTTGCTGTCTTTTTTCATGCCCCGATTATAGCATATTCAGATATTTATTTCTCGTCGTATTCCATCTCTAGCAACATCTCGCAGTAGTGTATAACCTTGCGAATATCTTCAGCACCATTCTTGTTACGGTGACGGGTGATGTACTTGATTACGTTGCCCTCAATATAACCAATCTTATTTTTGTAGATGTATTCGATTGGCTGTATCTCCTGCATATAGTGACTGCCACCTTCCTGCTTATTTAGATAGCTCATACTTCTTCTTCCTTTGGCTGGTACACCTCAACAAAAGCATTGCAATTAGGGCATGACAAATTGCTCACAGTATGGAAATACTCGGACTCATGTTCAATGTCGTGATCACCACCCCAAATTAATTCTTCATTACATATCCAGCAGTTCATTCGTATTTCTTCCTCAAGTAGTTCATGGACACAGGCATCTCATCACACTGCCCATCATTGACCTCATGTAGCATCCAAACACCACGCCAGCTACTGTTGGTCTGGGCTGTCAGGTAGTCCTCATCATGCTGATAGAAGATACCCGCAAACAATCCGATCATGGGCTTCATGTCTGCTCTGTTAGCAAAGGCAATGTCTCGATCCTGAACGTGACCCATCACACAGCTCATGTGCTTCTTGGATAACATCAGCTTGGCACTGCTGACTGGCCGACCCATGATGCCACTGGTGAAGTAATGCGAGTAAGCGATACCGTCAATGACTACTACGTCTAGGAAGTTGTAGACCTCCCAGCCTAGCTCGTTGAGCATCAGGTCTTTGTACCCTATCAGACCTTCTAGCTTTGCGTCAGATTCAATTGCTCTCTCGATGCGTTGCTCATGGTTGCCCATGGTAAAGACCAGTCTAGGGTTCCATTGCTTCTGCTTGTTAGTGATCAGTCGCTTCTGCTCTTCCCTGATTGGGTCAAGGAATGCTCTCATGCCATTAATGCCTGCCTCTACATCAGCTACATATCGACGACCTTCAAAGGACTTCTTGCCTACATCCCAACTGGATAGCGAGGGCATATCCCAGTGATCTCCAATGTGAACGATCACATCTGGCTTCTTCTCTACAGCATACTTGCCTGCCCACTCCAAATGCTTCAGGCTACTTCCTGGTTTGACTTGGGTGTCAGGGATAATCATGTGCTTCATAATCTACTCCATTAAAAAAGCCCCCGTTAGGAGGCCATGTCTTGGTATGCAATAGCGGCTAGGCCACATATTACAACAATGATTGCGATAGTCACAGTAAAACCCCAGTAGTTTGTAGAGGGGCGGATTATATAGCAAGCCATTGGTGACTTGTAGTGATATAAAATCATACCTAACATACCAAATTTGGCATACAATTTATTTCTTACTATGCTCACGCCTTGCCTTCCACTCTTTCTGCCTATCAAGAGTTATCAGAATTAAGCCAGTAAGAATGCCACCTACTATTATTACGCAGATGGCTACACCAAGGGATTCCACTAGAATGGAATGTCTTCATCGACAGGGGCAGCAGATGTAGCTTTGGCAGGAGCTGCTTCGCCATCAGTGAAGAACACTTTTACATTTCCGAGGATAGGAGTCTTGAGTCCCTGTTCACGTTCCTCAGATGAAGTTGACTGAGATACAAAGCCATTGTTCTCGTACTGGTCTTGCTCGGCAGTATCAATGAAGGTAGTCAGGTCAAGGTATGTACCCTTAGCACCCTCAAACAGTCGCTCTTTGTCGATCTTTGTTACGTCTAACTTAATGCTTAATCCAACTTTCATACTAATCTCTCCGTCTCTGTTGTTATGGTTTCAACTGCGGCCAGAACTTGCTCGGCCATTGCTTCAATAAACTTCTCATTGCGTCTTGCTCTTACTAGCAGGTGTGGCATTTCTGGGTGGTAAGACATGAAGTCCCAACACTCTCTCCCAGTTATCCACATACATCCCTGCACTTGTTGGTAATACTTTGCCGGTACCTTACCTGCTCTCAGGTAGCTAACGTGTACCGAATCAGAGGGACATTTTATTTCAAGTCCCAGACTGTGGTCTACCACCAAACCATCAGGACTACAGCCAAACTCTTCGCTGTCATCCAGGATGAAGCCTGTCTCTACCACTTCAAAGTCAGTGATAAACTCATACGCTTCCCTAGCTTCTGGCTCCAGTGCGTTCCCTCTCTCCATGTGTTCGTTGGTGAAGAAGGGCTTACTGCGACCAGTCAATCTCTCAGCGATCATCTCGTTAATGTAGGACTCGGCTGAACTTGAGGGCTTACCACTACCAGTGATTAACTTCCCAAACATTGAGGCTGATGGCCTGCCCAGTCTTGAGGCAAGCCACTCAGGGGAACCCTGCTCATCGTTTAAGATGATCATTTTAACTTAGATGTCAGAGCAGCCATAGCTCGGCTGTATTGAACAACTAGCATATCATCCACACTTTTAGATTTGAAATGCTCAAGAAACTTCTTAACGTCAGTGTTAGTCTCTTCAAGTAAACCCTTTATGTCGTTGATCTGATCTTGACTTAGCTTCTCACTAACCTGCGAACCTCGCAACATTGCAGACTCTGCATCATCATCAGCAGTAGGGATACCTGCGATTGACTGTAGGGCATAACGCCTTGCATAAGTAATGGCAGAGCCAGCAGCTTGTGGGTCGCGCTTAACTATTGGCAGATAGTATTCCTGCTCTAACCATTCGCCACTGGTGTGCATTAGCCTAGTGATCACGCCAATCCCATGCTCATTGCTAACAGGGAACTGCGTGTAACTTAGACCATTATCAGTGAAGGGCTGCTTAATAGCCTTGATGACAGATGTCAGGTCAGCATAGCTAGACTTGAAGAAAGGGTTGGCACTGTCTTTAACGGCACCACCCATAGTTGCTTGGGCACTACACAGTGCTTCGGCAAGGTTTTTCATTGACTCACTTGATTTCATTATTCTATTGCTCCTGCTGATTGCATTTGTTCAAGGACATAGCGAGCGCCATATCCAATGTCATAGGCTTGTGACTGCCCTTCTTTATGGGGATAACCTTCACGGCAATCGAACTCGCCGCGATCTAGGTCATTCAAGTAATCAATATCTTTATCCATCATTATTCTACCTCCAATCCATGTTGCTTTAATAGAGCATCACGTTGCTCACTGCTTCTGGCAAACTGATTGATCTGTCTACGCATAAAGTAATCTAAATCTTTTTGATGCTCGGCCTTGCGGATAGCTTCTTGTTCTAGCGCATATTGACTAGGCTCTGGCATGATAGGACGTTTCTCATAGTCCTCAATATTATCTGATCTACCACCAGTAATGTCACTCATAAAGCTATTGAAGCAGTCGTCGGGACTGCCAGTGCGGTTGGGGTCTTCGTCTCGATAGTACATATTGCTCTCCTGTTGTTTGAGTTTTCAGAATAATTGATTGTTACGAGAGTGTCAATAACCACTTGTAAAAGAATTTATATAGTTATAGTATGTAACCTTACTAACCAAAACGAGATAACCATGGATACTGTTAAAGCAATAAGCTACTACCTAAACCTGCATGGCATGAGCCACATTGAGTTCTCTAGGCTCACGCTGCTATGTCCTGCTACTGTCAGTCTAATTATGAATCGTCACCGCAAGCCCTCTCTCGATACCATGATCCGCATATCAGAAGCTCTGAACATTAAGCTGTCTGAATTTGTGGCGGCTGGTGAATAACATGGAGAAGAAGGGTTACTACGCAATGATACCTGCTAGCGTCAGGTATGATAAAAGGCTAAACGCTAATGCTAAGCTGCTCTATGGTGAGATCACTGCTCTATGTAATGAGAAGGGATACTGCTGGGCATCCAATAGATACTTCGCTGAGTTGTACGAGGTTTCCGTACAGTCCATCAGCAAGTGGATAAAGAATCTCAGTGAGTGTGGGTATATCAATATGCAGTTGGAGTATGTTCCTGGCACCAAGCAGGTCAAGCATCGCTACATCCAGATGGCTGATACCCCTACCATAGAAAAGTTTAATACCTCCCCTCTAAAAGTAGAGGAGGGTACCATAGAAAAGTTTCAACCCTCCCCTACAAAAGTTGATGACCCTACCCTACAAAAGTTTAAGGATAATACTACAGATAATAATACAAATAATACTACAGGGAATAAGGGGGTTATCACCCCAGAAAAAAAGAAGAAGAAGCCGCCATTTGTTAAGCCAACTCTTACTGAGGTTATTGATCACTGTAATCGTACTGGTGCCAACAGGTATGTAGACCCTCAGGGCTTTCTTGATTTCTATGAGAGCAAGGGGTGGATGATTGGTAAAAATAAAATGTCGTCATGGCAACACTGTGTCAGCACATGGGTGAGGAAAGAGAAACAGGATATTGCCGCCAAGCAGATGGCTAAACCAAAACAAAAAACCAGTGGCCTGAGAGGTCGCGAAATAACTGAAAGCCTGACTGATACCAGTTGGGCAGACTAATACAGATTAAACTAGGAGAATACAATGGCTAAACGTGGATACGAAAGAAAAGAAACCCCAATG